TCACCGTGTACCGCTCGATGACTCCTTGGCAAAGTACGCTGCCGCGTCTCTTAAAAAATCACGTTCCTTGGTCACCCGGGCCAACTCACGCTTGAGCCTGGTCAGCTCCTCATCTCGCGGGCTACCTGTTCCGGAAAAGGCCTTTTCTGTGTTTGGCTGTGCCTCTCGAACCCAGCGTGTGAGCAGGTTCGGAGCCACACCAATCTCCAGGGCCACTTGTCGACAGCTCGCCCCTGAACGACGAACCAACTCGATGGCTTCCCGCTTGAATTCAGGACTGTATTTCTTGCGCTTCATGAACACTCCTTCAGCTCGGTGTGAGCTTACTTGAAAGTGTCCGTGCT